CTCTGCATCACTTAACATTCTTGCCATTTCCTTTCATCCTCCCAATTTCCGCTATCCAGTCCGACCTTTTATGCTGGCACTATTCCCGAACCGCTAGTAATGGGGCAGTAGATTATCTGGAAGTTAATCTCCCCAGTCTCTGCTCCCAAGTTTGCAGTAGTGGTATACATAAATCTAATTTGGGTTACAGCATCACTGTCCTTGCCCACAAGAAAAGACTTGAATGGCTTTTTGTAATCCGCATCTTCTTCAAGGAACATACCCACATTGGCTCTCAGGACTGAGGCTATATTAGCAGCTATATCAGCCTTAATAATAGCAGAGCCAACCTCAAAATCAGACATAGCTGGTGCTCCCACCTGTTTTGTCAGGGCAACTGAAGCTCCGCCAGTTGGAAATAGGTCAAACCAGCAGTCAGTTACATCAGAGCCAAGAGTATCGGTTTGCACGACTCCGCCTAAGAATAAGACCCTCACTATTCCAGTTATCTTAAACAAGTTGGAAGTTACAGTTTCATTATTGCCGTTTATAGTAATGCTCTTATTGCGGTGAACGTGGTGATATGCTAGTATTGCGTCATCTATCTTCATCTTTAACTCCCCCTCTTGGCATCACGCCAGTAGCAAACTATCTCTCGGTTAGTTCCAGTTGTTTGCTCTGCCGTTATGCTTATATCTTCTCTACCCCAGACCTGATTGGCAGAGCCGATAATCTCAACTCTCGCTGGGCTTTGTTCGTCAGCAAAGGTATTAGCTTCATCATCACTGATTTGGCGTTCAGTTCCATCCTCAGTGGTATAGACCCTGAAGATTATGGTATCGCCTTCAGTCATATTGTGAAGGTCAGCACGGAACTCCAATAGACAGAACTCGGTATCGGAACTCTCACCATATAAATCATCCTCACTACCAGTCATAGTCTTGGTGTATTTGCCTCTGGCAACATCAAGTTCAGCATCCTGCTCTTGACCCAGTGTCTCAAGGCTTCTTGGTCCGGAGCCTCTGGTAGCTGCAAATAATCCATAGAGTAGCGGATGGATTAGCATAGCTTGGTCGCCTACCGCATCTGCAGCAGAGAAGGCTGTATGGTTCATTAAGCCTGACGAGCTGGTGTAAGAGGTTATCTGTCTATACTCACCCTGCGGTGCTGCCCCTGCTCCGCCATCATCCCTGACTATCATCATCCACCAGCCGGCAAAGTAATCGTCCTCCCAGCCTATGAGGTCAGCAATGGTAGATGATACACCTGCATCTACCGCAGTAATATCTCCGAAGTGAACCAGTGAACCAGATGTAGCCAGCCGTCTTAGCAGAGCAAAGGCAGACTCAGTATCGGCTAACACCCCTGCGGATACTGTCTGGTCTCTAGTGCCAAGCATAGTTGCCAATGCTGCGTGAAATGCCTCAATATCTGTTCTAGCCGAGCCGTCAAGCGAGACGCTGTAAGCTCCACCGCTATCGGAGATATAATTGGCTAGAGCTTGGAACATAGCTTCCACATCAGTGCGTGAAGAACCGCCAATCGTAGCTGCAAAAGCATCAGCTGAGAACCTGAGCAATATCCTCCTGAGCTTGGCTAAAACACTTGTTGTGGCTATATCAGATAAATCGTCAGCCGTAGCCGTATCACCCACATCACCCAAGTCAGCGTGAACCGCATCAATCAATGCCTTTAGAGCACCTAGACCATCGGTGGCATTATCTAAATCTGTTTGGATACCATCAACTACGGTATCTACGACTTGCAGTTCAGTAACTATCTGCTTGATATAAGCTATAGCGTAGTCAGTAGTGGTAACCGCCCCCGATGCTGCTGCTGTAGCCTTAGTCCCCAGTGAAGCAAGCAAGGGATGGACAATCATAACCTCATCGTCAACCGCTAACTGAGCGCCAAGAGCAGCGTGTTGGAATGTGCCATCAGATGAGGTATAAGCTACTACTGGAGTCTGCTCACCCTCTGGGGCTGCTCCATCTGCCTGAAGGACAAAAATTTCGTATGGAGTCCCCGAAGCCGTTTTGAACCAGCCGGTCCCTAAACCAGCCAGACCCGCTACCTTGAAGTGGGTGGCATCAGTAGCGGTAGTAACTTTGCCATAGAAAGCCAAGCCATAATCAGCGTATTTCTCAATGAAGTTGACAGCCGTATTGAGGTCAGTCACAGACTTGGCTGTTATATTCAGGGCTATGTGAGAATTTTTGGAATGAGTAGCAGCAGAAGTGCCTTGTTGCGCACGGACAATAGTCATTGTATCGGTAGAGCGGTCGGTAACAGAGACAATCTCATCATCAATGGTGAGGTGAAAGGGATATGTAGAAGGGAATAAAGCCCCCTCACCAGCCGTAACAGTAAGCGATGTAGCCCCAGCCGTAATAGCAGCAGCCAGCTTACTATACGCTCTGTTCTTTACCACTAGAAATTCAGTTGCTCCTGCCATAATATGCCTCCCTAGTCTTTGGGTAGTGCCTCATAGACCTGTATTTTGGTATTGCGCTTGAGTTCCCTGCGATATAGAGCGAGTTGTTCCCTGCCCCACTCAACCATTCTGGGACCGACATTAACACCGCCCACATTCAAGGCGTTTAACTGCTCTCTGCCCTTATTCATAGCTGCTCTGGCAACAACACCCTGGACAAGCACAGCTTCAGCATCGGGCTTCAGCGTTGAGGTAGCATCAGTGAGCGTGTGCTTCTTGTGAAGATACAGGTAGACAGCCTCAGCAGACGATGGGAGAATGTTCATATCAAAAGTGAGAGTATCGCCAAAAACAGTAACATTCCTGAACTGCTTTGGGTTCTTGCCGGTTCTGTATTCAGCTTTAACAACACGGATAATATCAGCAATACCGCTTATATCTATTTCCTTGGAGTTCGCAGTAGTCTCAATATCGGTTGCGTCATCCAGCGTTGTTGCCTTAACCTCATAGGGAATCCTTTGCTCAACTTCCCGAAGAGTGATGCTTATAAGCCTGTCAAGCTCATCAGATTCCCACTCAATATCAACACCCTCAACGAACTCATCACGCAGAATATCACGCACAGATGCTCTTATATCAGACAATAATCTAGCACTCATATCTCACCGCCTTTTAGACTGACATTGGTTCTCTATTGAAGCCACGGACACTGAAAGTTCTGTCCGCTGCCTGATTAGAGCCAGCCCTCAATCTGAGATACTGATAACCGCCAATGCGGAATGTTACGGACACCTGAGTTACCGCAGCAGTAGTAGCATGAGCAAATGAGCCGGTAGCATCATCATCCAGAATATGTTTAATTACTGGCACTTCATCTACCTCGGCAGTCTTTTGAACCCACGGATTGATTGTTGCACTGGTGATAACTGCATCAAAGTGAACTGTAATAAATTCATAGCTTTCGCCCAAATCAATGACATCTGAAAATTGGTCAACATCATCACCAGTAAATTCGGTAGCCCTATCAATATCTATGGTCGCTGTCTTCCATGCAGATACTTTCATAATAGTATTACCTCCTATGTTTAGTTGCCCCTCGGAATCTTCCGCCCCCACCTTTCAGCAGCCATACTGTATGCCTGACCGGCAGCAGCTTTCTTGTCTTTATCTTCGTTCTTTATCAGGTATTCTATGGTTCGGCTAATCTTGGCACGGACGGATTCAAGGGACTCACCCTTTCTTATTTTCTCAACAGCGAGTGGCATCTTACTTCCTCCTTATCGGCACTCCCACTGGCCCCTTACCGCCACCTCTTCCTAAGCCCTGACCAGCACCACCGCTTCTTATTTTTGAACCTGGACACGGTTTACTTGGCATATTAAGCCTCCTTTATTCCCTGTATTTCAGGTGCCTCTTCCCTAGTTTGCTTGTTTCATTGTGATTCGCAGCGCACTTGGTGCAGAAGTATTGCCCTTTCCCTGGCGGTTTGACTGCCCCAGGTTCTGGCTTCTCTTCAGGGGTAGTTTCAGCCTCAGTGCCAAGCAGGTTTTCAGGGTCTGGGTTCTCTTCTGTGGTCTTGGCTAAGGTTGCTCCCCTCTCATCAGGCGGTATGCCAGAAGCCTTACCCTTATCCTTTTTAACTTCCTTGTCCTCTCCATAGGATAGAATAGGAGCAGCTTCCATTTCGGCTAATGCCTCTGCGGGTGGTTTAGGCAATTCCCTGTCGCCAACAAAATAACCACGCCCACACTTCGGGCAGAAGTCAGTCCATTTAAGCCTGCCACTGGCATCGTTGCTTTTCTCTTTTGCTACTGGTGTAGCTTCTCTGAGGTCAAAGCCACAGGCTTCGCACTTGGTTACTGGCCATTTTAGTTCTTCCATTTTACCTCCTAAGTTTGTGGTTGATTTCCCTTCCATCCCTTGTTATTACCTTTAGTGGTGTAGTTTCCGTAGTTTGCCTCTGGGATAAAACAGTGCCATCATGCCCTATGACCATAAAGGTATGCGCCTCTATGGGCTTCCCGATGGTTGAGATTCTAATGTGGACTGCCCCCTTGCAATCAGGACACTCCACTTCATGCCTTCTATCCATACTGCGAAGTTCCTCAAATCGCTTCCCGCACTTATCACATTCATATTCGTAGATTGGCATTAAACTATCCCTCAAGGAGGGAGGGCTGTTACACCCTCCCCCCTATTCCACTTAGCTCTTTGCCTTTGGCTGAGACCTCCTTATTAGTCTATCCCAATGTCTATCCAGATGATAGGATAGCTGTCATCCTGCCCTGAGCCTGTTTCACTAAAGGAAGACGGCAGATAGTAACCAATAACAGGGTAGCCTTCATTCATCTTACCGGTTTGGTCTAGGCTCGCATTGATTGACCCATCACCACGTAGGGTGAAGATTGTCTCTCGTTCCTCTGCTCCACCATAATCCGCAGCGATGAGGCCAGAACCCATCCATCCCTTAGTCTGCACCCACATCCAGTAGTTGACAGGTGTATTGTTGCACATAGCAGCACCTACAGTATGGCCAACGATGTGGTCGGCATCACCTGAACGCCAAGTAACACGCTTCCACGGATTAGTGGTTAAACTGAGTGCCATGCTGGAGAATGTGGAAACCAAGTTTTGGTCAACTTTCATCGTGCCAACATGTGTCTTGGCGCTTCCACCTACTGTCTTTGTAGCGGAGTAGTCGTGGGCTAGGATTCTGCGAGTGAAGAATTTATTGGTTGAGGAATAACCTGTCATTATTCCGCCTGAGTAGAAATCGTCAACTCTCTCTACTGCCAGCGTCAGGGTATCAACCTCTACAATGTCTGTGTCTATGAGGCCATAGGTATAGGTAGCAGCGTAAGTAACTGGGAATCCGCTATTGAACAAGAACCTACCCATACAGACACTTAAATCAGTCTCACCGATAGAGCTGTATATCCAAGTAGATGCCGTCTGTTTGCCGATGTATTTTATGTAGCGGAATTTCCTGTCACCTTCCTCATACTTTGTGCCTTCTGGGTATTGCTGAACAGCATCAGCAACATAGACATCAGGCAAGGCTAAATTGCCCCAACCTTTTGCCCCCTGAAACCAAGGAGGCATAACGATAGTAGCCCCATTTTCCATTAGAATTGCTTGCTGATTTTTGTTTGCCACTTTGCTTTACCTCCTTTAACCAGCCGTTGGAGCAGTGTTGGTAATATCGGTGATTCGACCTATTCCATACTTGCTACCAACGATTAGATTCGTATATGCAGCAAGACGCATCGCCTTACCGATGTAGCCGGTCATCTTCTCAATGTATTCGAGATTGAAGAACTCGCCGTCATTCTCGGTCTTACCAAACGCTACTTTTACGCCGGGGTCAATACTACCTAGGGTGGTAGCTCCCAGCTTGATTGCGAAGATTGAATACTGCTTGGTTCCGGAGCTATAGACTGCTCTCGCATCGGCACTGGTAGTTCCCTGCCCCGTATTAACCTGTTCAGCCACCATGAAGTCGGAACGGATTATCGGTTTGTTGTCAAAGGTTAGCGTCCGTCCACCGGCTTCATTGACAGCATAGTTAATCAGGCCAAGAGCACCAGCAGTGTCAGCCTTTAGAGAAGCAATTCCTAGCTCTCTGTATACCCGGTCAATCTGACGAGCAAGGCAGAAAGGCATCAGCCAGAAGTCGAAACCATGCTTTAGTTCATCACTGATAATCCGCATGTTCTCCAGCGCCAGCGCACCTTCGCCCTCGTCAATATCCCAAGCTTCGCCCCAGTTTGTTGCAGCCCAGGCATGAAGTCCATCCATTGACAGGCCGGTGCCATCGTAGGTGTAGTCGTCATAGATAATCTTCGAGCCGAGCTTCTTGGTTATATCCCTCATCATGCCTTCGAGAGCCATTCTCTCATAGTCATTGCGAGTCTGCCAGATAGCATTATCGTAACTATCCAGCTTCGTCATCAAATAACATATACGGAGAACGGCGGTCTGAGCACTAAAGGTAGCACCCTCGCTGAATATAGTCTGCCCGCCCGGGCCAATATCGGCTACGCTATCCACAAGGTCTGCATTTTCACGAAGCCATCGGATATATTCACCGGTATGGTTAGCCTGGACAAACGGCATTACATCAACAGGGTTGCCCCTTTTGTAGTTCTCATCCACCACGCCGGGAATCAGCGTGGGGGTGGTAGCCTTTAGCACTTCTGCTAGGCTATCCCAGAAACCACCTGATAAAGCCACTTTGCTTTACCTCCAATTTATTTTTTCTTAGCGTCTTCGAGCATCTTTTCAGAGACACTTCTAGACTCCCCTCCAGCAGAAATAGCAGAAGCAGGTGGCTGAGTTAAGGCAGCAGGTTTCGGTTTGCCAGTAGCTGGGTCAATTTCAGGTGGCTTATTTATGCCACTCTGCTTTAGAATGTTAGCTGCCTTCTTCAACCTTTCAGGATCACCATCAGGGACCAGGTCAGCTAAAGTCTTCTCATCAACGCCGGCTGCCGTAGCAGCTAGTTTAATGTTAATGGAAGTTGCTTTTTTGGCTACCTCAGTTTCCCTTTCAATGAGTTTAGCGTGCTTGGCCTCGTAGTCAGCAGCAATGTTCTGAAGCCTGAGAGCCTCCGCAGCATTGGCCTGCCTTGCCCTCAGTGAAGATAGAGCCACTGGGTCATCCTTAACCTTTTCAGCCTCAGCCTCGTTTTGAGCCTTCAGGAGTTCGGATATCTGGCTAGAAACAGTATTATACTTGGTAGCCAGTTCAGTAGTCTCCTCTTTCAGCCTTGCGGCAAGAGCCTCGGCTTTCTCAGCCCGGTCTTTCTGCTCTCGACCATCGGCAGAAAGAGCATCCTGCACCAACTTTAGTGCATCCGCTCCACTATACTGCTTGTCTGCCTCGATTTTCGAAGTAATCTGGTCAATAGCAGAAGTTTGTCCTGAGCCAGGCTGAAGGTTCTGTCCAGCCTGAGTCGGGTCTCCGTCCTTCTCTTTTCCAGGTTCGTCCGAATTCATAATATTAGTCCTCCATTTAGAGTATTATATTTTCCCAAAATTTGTCAATTCTGGGCTTACTCCCCTCTTAATTCTTTCAATCGCTCTTCTATTTCCTCGCCTCTCAAAGCCCACTTCTCAATGAAGCGCTCGTATGGAGTGAGTTCTTCTCGCCTCTTCTTTTCCTCAATAGGCGTATAATCAAATTTCAATACCAGCCATGCGTCAAGTTTCAGGTGCCTCAACCTGAAGTCATCCTTTGCCTTCAGATGGGGGAGAGCAATATATGTCAGGTAATCTGAAAAGACTTCCCTGGTAGGAACTTTGGTAAAGTCTTTTGCCTTATTCCCAAGTATCCCTTTATAGACTTCCCTGTAGAACTCAATGTGCTCCATCATGAACCAGTCATCTTCATACCACAGGTCGGTGCCAGTATTGCGTTCCCAGTTCTTAGGCTTGCCTTCACCTATGATTTTGTAGTAATTGACATAATCATCAATGTATTCCTCTGGAACAAACTTGCCATAAGCATTACGCCTAAGTTCAGCCAAGCCGAACTCGGTATATTTACCAGTATCGGTAAACCTCATTGCTTCCCGAGTAGCTTCCCTATCCTTCACATCTTCAATGTAGTGGGGAGACTCATTATTAGCTAGCCCCTCGATTCTGTCGAAGTCAGCCTTCCACTCGTCATAGATATCGTCATATTCGACTGCTGGCACTTCAGATGCCTTTGGTATATCTATCCCCGCTATATCATGCATAGCCTTTGCAAAACCTTCAAGGTTCTCTGGGTCTTGTCCGCCATTCTCTATAAGGAACCGCTCCTGCCTCTTCCCCTTGACATCTATCTCCCAATAGGTCACGAAGTTCTCAATCTGGTCAGTTGGGAACCTACCACCAGTTACAGCATTAGACATGTCCAGGGCTTCACGCCACCGTCTAGCCTTGCGGTAATCCTCATGCTTTAAGAGGTATTCCTGTCGCTCTGAAAGCATCTCAAGGGCATTGTATTCCGCATCCTCGGTTCTATATTGAACATCAATCCGCCACTTTGGCACTAGATAATTGTCGAGATATTCCTTGTTCTCATGTAGAGGCTCGGCAGGGTCTTTGCCCCAATAATCTTCACTCATTAAGAAGTCATTAAGGGCAGGATTATCATATCTATTGAGCTTTGCCTCCGCACTGTTTCCGCTTGTCTCATCAACTATCTGCATATGAGCTACATAGGCATCAACTATTTCTGGCGGAACAGGGTTTTCCCTAGTTCCCTTGCCCATAGCATCTACCCTACGCTCTATATCATGGAATGTCTCATCGCCTACCTTTGTGGCT